TTATTTAGACTTTTTTTCCACGTTTTTAGATTCATTGTTTTTTCTTCGTTTACGGTTATAAATAATCTTGTCAGTTGTATAAATAATAGACAATAATAATACAGCTATCTTTAGCACTACCTCAACATCAGCTAAAGTAGCGAAAGTAAATGTAGTGGTATTAAGTAATAATACGTCTGATGTTTCTTTTAATAGATTTTTCATTTTTTTATTTGTTAAGCATCGTAATAGCTAAAGATTAATGTTATTTGTCCGTAGTGTTTAGTACTACTAACTTGGCTACTGCCACTTTTTTTAAATGATAAAATTATAGCTGAATCTTCTGTTAATCTATCAGCTACAAAGTTTTCTACATAATGCACATAGTTAGAATCATTTTGAGCTATAAACTCTTGTGAGTCTATTATATTAATAGTTGGTGCTGTATTAGAGTTTTTATTTATGCTTTGTTTCCATACTGATAACGTCCAATCTTCATTAGTTCCTCCATCGCTAGAAGTAGTGTAAATTATACGTTCTAGTACTGGCTTAAAACTTGGTACATTCATTACACTAAAAGCACTTGCAAAGTTGTTAGCATAAGCTGTAGAGTCTGTTAATGTAACTCCACTATTTATAGTAAATTGAGATGGAGCTGTAGCGTCTAAAAGTAAATCGTTGCCGTGTGAGTTACCAGTTTCAAAGATTTGAAAACTTTTAGTATAGAATCTTTTGTTAGCAAAAGAAACTAAATCAAAATTATTAAAGTATATATTAGTCTTTGCTGGTATATCAAATGAAGGCACAAAGCTCTCAGTGACTATAGTAGTGTCAGCAGTATCTAAGTCATCTTCTAAGGTAACTGCTAGTGTATTGTTAGTGAATCTAGGCTTAACTAAAACTCTAGCTCCTTTTGGAATAAATGGACCAGCGTAAGGATATATCGTAATTCTTGTATTAGTTGAGCCACTAGAAATAGCAACGCTAGATTGAGCAAAAACAAGTTGCCCTCTTTCAGCATAAATCTCTTGGAGCATTCCACTATATTGGTCAATGTTTGCCATTATTTAACTTTTGGTGGTTTATTGTTTATTATATTTTTATTTGTCAATACGTTTGCATTTTCAGCAGCGTGATTTGTAAAGTTGCCAACTAAGTGACTACCATCTTTATCTAAATCATTGAAGTCAATCTCTACCCATTCGCCCATAAAATAACCAGGAGTAGCTGTATATTCTCCACCTAGACAAACAAAATATCTTTCAGAACCCTCTACAGTATCTTTTAATAAATATCCAAACTCCCAAGGGTCTAAGCTAAGAACATCAGTCTCTCTTACTAGCCTAGTGTCCATCTTCATTCTATAATTCTTCTGCATTGCAATTAATGTAGATGCTTTCAAACTTGGTAAATGAACAGCAGACATTCCAGTTGTATCATTAATGTATGTCCAGCTAGGTGTGAATGCGTTTAAGTAATTGTTCTCTTGAAATGTATTAGAGTCTTTTATATAAATTAAATTGTCAGCTATTGAAGCATTAGGAAAGAATTGCTCTACAAAATTTATTGAGTCTATAACTTCTTCTCCACTTTCTACTATAGTTCCAGCATCTTCATTAATATATTCATAAGCTACAAAGCTAGGAGTCTCCCCATCTACATATATTTGACAAGATGCAACTGGTAAGTCTAATGGAGAATCATAGTTAGTGTAGTTAGGGTGTGCTGTAGATGTTATATCTCCCTCTATTTGACTTGTTATATTAACTAATACAGAAGGAGCAGCATTACCATCAGCATCATATTGATAGGCATATACATAATAGTACTGAGTGTAGGCATAATACTGAATAAGTCCACTCACTGGACATACTGCCATATCATCACTCGTTGGTGCGCCATAAGTAACCGTTTCGTAGTTACTATAGTTTTGACCGTTAATTAATGTAAACTCGCCTTGTGTAGTTACTGGAGCTTCTGTAGTATCCCAAGTATAAACATTATTCACTGGGTCAAATTTCAAATAATAGTCTTGAGTATCGTTTTTGATTCTTATAATCAATAAAGTTCTAGCTGCAAAATCATTATACAAATCCCATTCAGAAGCATTAAAGGAATTAACTACGTGTTCTGAGGATTGGTTAAATATAAAAGTCATATTTTGACCAGTCTCTACAGCTAAAAATGTTTGTTTATATTCATTTGCTGCTGGTGTTGAATCTGTAGTTAATGTGTACTCTGTAAAAGTATGCCAAGCACTTTGTAATTGATTGCCTGGAAAGTTGATTTGATTAGCTATACCTTGACCACCATCTAAATAAGTAAAGTCTAAAGGTGTTGCCTCACTTACTCCAGCTATATTGTAAATCAATCTCTTAATAATTCTACTAAAATTGAATTTAGTTAATGACCTCTTGTTACTTTGTGAGCTTAAACTTTTTAAATAGTTTACCGTTCCACTTGCAGCAGTACCACCTTTAGAATAATATCCGTATGTGGTAGCAGAGTCATCTTGCCATACTTCAAACGTTGATAATTGTACTATATGAAATGCTCCCTCTTGTTGATGTATTCTAGCATTAAGATAAAAAAGTATTTTATTTAATACATCATAGCAAGTCATATATTTTATAGCTCCACCTGGTGTACTTGGTCTTTGATAGAATGCGCTAGATTTACAGATAATAATATTAGAGCAATCATTATATCCTTGAGCTTCTGTGACATTCGTTTTACTACTCCACCAATTACCAGCAAATAGATATAAAAAGTCAGTTGCTACATTATCAGTGAATACCTCAGTGATAGGATTTTGGTTTAATATCCCTAAAATAATTGATTGAAAGGTATAGTATCCTCCTTCGAAATCTCCGTTACTATCAGCTACTTTTATAGTTGCATCAGTTTCATTAGTTCGCTCATTATAGATATTAGATATTTCATTGATTTGCTTAGATTTTAAAAGCTCTAATCCATCAATCGCTCTGAGCTTTATTATTTGAGGATAGTCTATATCTTCCATAATAGACTCATTCATAATAATAATACCAGTCCAAAATCTACCTACTGGAGATACTGATTCAAAATCAACTTCAGTACCAGCATTATTCATATAGATTCTAGCTATATACTTACCCTCTTGTTGAGACATTATATCTAAGATTCTATTTCTGTCATCGTTATCTCTTAAAACAAACTCAAAGGTAATTTCTGATGAATGTATTGCAGTGTCTACTTTCTCTCCTCTTCCTTTATAAGATAATTTAAAACCATCTCCACCTACATTAAACTCACTAATAGAGCCTACATAATTATCTTTTAATATATGTAACTCGTAATAGATGCCGTTGTCATCTTTAAACTTTGCTCTATTTGTAATTTCGTATGCCATTAATAACTATTTTTTCTTCGTGAGTATCTGTCATTTGATAAGAAAATATCCTCTCCACTTATCATTCCTTGTACTTGTACCGTCTGCCCTCCTATCATATCTTTTAACTTATTTAATGGAGCAATTACTTCTGGATTGGTATTAGCTCCAGCATACTCTCCCATAAGTCCTACTGTTGGACCAGATACAATACCACCATCGGCAAAGGCTGGAATTGCCTTATTAAATAATCCTCCGACTGCTGCCCCAGCTCCAGCAGCTATTCCAACATTTAAAGGAAATGGTACACTAATTAAAATTTTAGCTATTTGAGTAGCTATTGCCTCACTAAGTTTAGCCTTAATAACATCTCTAGCAGCATTTAAAGCAACTTTACCAATAGCCTTAAAACTAAGTTCAGCACCTTCTTGCATTGAGCTAAAAGCATTAACAAAAGTACTTTCTAATTGTAAACCTATTTGCTCTAACTTTGTTAAAGAACCTCCTAGCACATCAACAGCTGTCGCAGTTTCCGTTATTTTAGATGGAGTTGTTACTCCAAATCCTTTTTCTTGTTCTAGTGGTCCAACCTTTTTACCAGTTATAGTTGTTCTACTTGGTGGAGCTTCTCCTCCTTGTTGTGTTTTATTTAGATTTTGTAGAGATGTATTTAATTTATCTACTGCATCTTTATTAGAGTCTATCTCTTTAGTTGAGTCTTTTAGCTTTTTTTCTTGCTCGTCTAATGATTCTCCAACCTCATCTATTACTGCAAAGTAAGCTTGATACTTAGGAGATATTGCACTCAATGCTCCTAGCACTACTTTAGCTATGAACTTTCCAACCTTACCCATCTGTAAAGCCGTTTTAATAAACTTCTCTGTGTCTAGTATAGCAAAGCCCATAATACCAACTAAAGCCGTTGCAGCAGCTCCAGCTAATCCAGTTGCTAAAGTTAATGCACCTAAGGCTTTTGCTAATGATGAAATAACAGTTACAATTTTACCTAATACAATTAAAGCTGGTCCAATCAATGCAGCGTATTTAGCAAATTGTACTATGTTCTCTTTTTGTGCTGGTGTTAAGTTTCTTAGTCTTTCAGCTAATCCTTGCAATGACCTTTTTAATGGCTCTATATTATCAAGAATTAATTTACCAAACTCCTCAGAAACATCTCCAAGTTCATTCTTTAGTTGTGTAAATGGTCCTAATCCCTCTTTAGCTATTGCCTTAGCTTGTCCTTGAAATTTGCTCGTTAAAGTTTCCGTAAGTTTTACAGCTTTTTCTTGTGCTGTCATTGCTGGATTTAATCCAGTGTCAAAGTATCTTTTAAGAGCATCAGTAGAAGTTCCTATAGTTTTACCTACTAATGAAGCTGCTGTTGCTAAATCAACTTTCATACCAGTAGCAAAATCTTGCAAGGCTGGAGTAATCATTAAAATCTGACTCTCTGTTAATCCTAATTGAGATAATAAAGCTTGAGCCTCAATAGTAGCCTCATCGCCAAATAATGTTTCTTTTTGTAATTCTCTTGCTTGTTTAGCTAACCTTGCAAAAGCCTCTTCATTACCTTTAAGAGATGTTCTTAACTTAGTTTCAGCTTTTACTTGGTCATCAAAAGCCTTAACACTAGCTGCACCAAAAGCTAAAATAGGTAGAGTTAAATTACGACTTAAGTTCTGTCCAGTCTTTTGTAAGTTTTTACCAAACTTTTTCATAGACCTTGTAGCCTTTTTGAGACTACTCTGAAATTGCTTATCGTTTAATGATAATTTTACGCTTAATGTTTTCTCAGCCATTGTCTTTATTTAGCAATTCGTATTTCTTTTTAATATATTCAGCTCTCTTCTTTTGTTTCTTAATGTCGGTCTTAACTTTCTTTTTCTCCCAATCAAACTTCATCAGCTTTTGAGGAGTTAGGTTTTGCCCTTTCTTAGTATGTGGCTGTAAATTAACACAAGCCAACCATCTCACTCGTTCCCACTCCCATTGCTGTTCTTTCTCTACTCTATCGTTAAAGCCTTTCTGCATACAGATAAACTCGTGAAAGGTTAAACTCCAAAAGTCTTTAGGTAGTAATCCGAAGCCATAACCTATAGCTTCTAAACTATCCCAAGTTACTTCTTTTTCTTCGCTCCTTTCGGAGCTTTCACGTTTCCCTCTGTCTCAAATTTAGCAGAGAATTGGTTAGAGAATATATCTAGCACTTTATTTAGTGCCTCAAAATCTTCGTCTAGCAAGTCAGCGACATCATCAACACTTAAAGAACATTCTTGACCACTCACTCTTGAGCCGTCTTTTATTCCGTTTAGGATTAGATAACAAGCATCATCTAAGCTCATTCCCTCTCCTAGCTTATCTAAGTCAGCTAAACTTCTTCCAGTATCTTTACAGAACATTCTCAAAGAGTTCAT